TGTCGTCTCCGGCAAGGTCGGCCTGCTTGAGTTCGGATGTCTGGATGCGGTCGGCCACCACCGTAGGAACGATGATCCACGGTGTCAGGTTCTCGCCTCCGGGCTGCTCGCGCAGCGTGTTGACGAGGTGGCACATGTAGTCGGGAGCGGCTTCCTTGTGCGTCTTCCCAGAGTCCTTCACGTCCGCGCCGGTCTTGTAGATGTAGGTGGGCGTGGTCACCCCGCCCAGATCGTACGAGCCGGAGATGTAGCCCGCCGTGTTGCCCTGGTTCTCGGTCGCGCACTTCGCGTAGATGTCCGCGTAGTACTCGCGCTCAAGCTCGGGCAGCCTCTGCGTCTTGCCGAAGGTCATGAACTGACCCGCCAAGTCGCCGATGGCGCTGAACTTCTGCTCCTCGCGCTCGATCACGAACGCGATGTACGCCTGACGCCCGACGGAGAACTTCTCGGTCGTGCCGTTGACGTGCTGGTAGTTGATCGGGTCGCCCTGCTTGCGCTGGCGAGTCGCCACCAGAGGTTCGATGGGAACCTCCAGCGTCGTTCCCTGCCCCACGAACTCACCGGAGAACTCGTCGTTGGTGATGCGCGACAGGATGGTGTTGTGCAGCAAGCGCCGCTTGAAAACGGGCTTGAATTTAACCGGGTCGAAACCCAGCCGGCTGGTGCCGTTGATGTCAGTAGCCATTTTGATCGTCCCTTCACGGGACGCGGCCAGATAACCCTACCTGACCCGTCCCTGATTGAGGGCCTCGAACAGTTCGGCGTCGATGCGGTCATACTCCTTCTTGTCGATGAGCCCGCGCGCGAGATCGCGCTGTATGCGCCTGTTCTCCTCCTCGAACTCCGACTGGGTATAGACCTTGCCCTGAACCGAGCCTGCCTGGCCCTCTCCTCCACCCGCTGCGATGAAAGGCTCCGCGACGGCGGATGGGTTTCCGCGCGGTGCCGGGACGCCGGCCTCGTTGTAGAACCGTGAAATGAGGACGCCCAAAGCGGCCATGTTGCCGCTCCCGTATGCGTTGGCCACGCTCGGCCCGTCCACAGAGAGGAATTTCCGCCATGCCGATTCGAGCTTTCCGCCCGCATCGACAGCCTGCCGGAAGCCTGGGAACGCCGCGTCGATCTTGTAGTCGATTATCTCGCCGCGAATCCGGTCGATGTCGGCCCGCGTGCGGGAATCCCTCTCAAGGAACTCCTGCCTCACCGGGTCGGTGACGTGCCTTGCGATGTGCTCCGCAGCCTGAGCGGTCTCGTCTGAAACCGACTCGCGAAGCTCTTCCGGCAGCGCGTCGTGCGCCTTCGCGCTTCTGACCTTCGCAAGCTCTTCCTCAAGCTCCCTGTTCCGCTGGGCAAGGCTCTTCACCCTTCCCTGCTCGACACGGGCCTTGTTGAGCTCACGCTCGGCCTCTTCCGCGCGCCGCCAATCGACGCTTTCGCCGCCGCCGCCGCCGCCGCCGACGCCGGGAATGCCCGCCGCCGACACCGCCTCTTTTCCTGCGACCTCTTTGTTCTCTTCACTCATGGTATTGCCTCGTCCCTCACTGAGCCCCTCGCCAAAGGGGAGTCTGTGCCGCGCGTCCCGGAGCCCCAGCCGGAGGAATCCGCCGCGCATGTTTCCTAACACGGGTCATCCGGGAGCCGCGTCAGCAAGGGAAACGTCATTGGGAAGCGCGTTGGCGTTTGCGCCTCCAAATGACTGTGCCCCTGCAAGCGTCTCGATGACCCACCTCACTCCCTCCGCCTGTCCGATGAACTGGCGGAGTAAATCGTTCGTCTGCGCCTTGCCCGCGTTCACGCATACCCGCTCCCACTCGGCGAGCAGGCTGTTGCAGAACGCCTTGCCGTCATCCGTCGCCATGACCGCTGCGGCGGCGCGCCTCAATGTGTCGTCTCTCTGGAAGCCATACGTCATGCAGCACCAGCCCTTTCAGCGACAGCCCCCTGCATCATCGGCGCGGATGGCGCGGGGGCTCCTGTCATGCCGTTCGCGTCTGGCTGCACGGGAGGCATACCGCCTGCCTGTCCATGCGGCCCCTGTCCCTGTCCCTGTCCCTGCGCCTGCGCCAATCCGCTCTCGATCTCCGCAAGCTGCCGGATCTTGTTCAGAAGCTCCGCGTCCTCAAGCTGCGCGTCGCTCGGCATGAAGTCCGGTATCCCCATGCCATCAGAAACCTTGCGCAGGATGACCGCCACCGCCTTCGGGCCGACAAGCTGGAACAGCATCGGGTTCCCGGCCACCATCCCGAGAAACTGCACCTGCGTCTCTTTCTCCTGCTCACGCAGAACGCGCCCCATCACCCCGCGCGCCATGATCTGCGCGTCGCCCTTGATGAACGGGTCCGGGTCAAAGTGCATGTTATACTCGTAAAGCATCGTCAGGATGTTCTCGATGACCTCTTTGTCAGTCTGCCCGATGACCATCTTCAACCCGCGCATAGCGGCCTCGGTCAGCATCTTGAGGCCGGTGGCGGTACGCGCCACGCCGCTCGCGGAGGAAGCCCCGCCGTAGGTGTAGGCCGGGATTCCGGTGTCATCGTCGGCCATGATCTTCGAGCGGTCCATCGCGGCAATTATCTCCGCGATGTGCGAGGGGATTTCCACCGTGCCGATGGGAGGCCCGCCGGCCACACCCAGCCCGGAACCGCGCAAGGCCCAGAACTTTCCCGCCTTGATGTCCAGCGCGCCCGGACCCTTGTCCAGCAGGCTCGTGAAGTCACGCGCATAGAACATGGGGAGCGCCGTCATGCCCATGTTGACCTTGAGCCAGTACAGGCAGGAGTCCTGAAGGTTCTGCGCCGGAACGCACCGGTCGGCGATGGATTTGCCCCAGAAACTCCCCGGCACGTCGTAGAACACGCCTTTTGAAATCGGTATGCGCATGTCTTTCGACACGCGGCAGAAAACAACCTTGTCGGCAACGGTCACGACCTCGACCATGTAGAATGCGTCCGGCTTGACCTTCTCGCCGGACTTCTGCGCCGCGCCGTTCTTCAGCAGGACGCTCCCGCGCATGAAGGCGTACAGCTTGAGCCCGTCGTACATCCACCCGTCGCCGCAGAAAACGCCCTCGCCGCCGTTCCCTTCCAGACGCCTGCGCTCGGATTCAAGCCCGTCCCGCGTCTCGCGCCAGCCTTTCGGATGGTCGGCAAGCAACCTCTTGACGCAAGGGATGTCCCACCCGGCAACGGTCCCGCCCTTGCCGTCGGCGCTCTCGGCGAAAGCAGCAAGCTCGGGGCCTGTGAACCGCATGGCGATCACGATGGGGGAGTCGCCGATCTTATTGGACTCGGGGGCCGGATACACATCCCACGGGCTCTTAGAGCGGAACCGGAGCACCTTCCTTGCCTCGCGCGCGTATGTCACCGTGCCGAGTTTTGATCTCTTCGCCGTCAGCCTCGGCTCAACAACCTCGACGGGCCCCTCGATAATCCCCGTCCCGTAAGTGACGATGTCGTTCACGTACCCGGCCTTGGCCTCGCGGAACCCACCCTCCTCTAACTGGTCGCGCATCTTGCGCTCCATGCGCGCCACGCGCTCCTTTGCGAAAACCATCTCGGCGGCCAGCCGGTCCCCGTACCGCTTGTCCACCTCGGCCATGATGAGCCGCTGGTCTGGCTCCACGCCGGTCGAGACCGCAGCAAGCATCACGGACTTCATCATGTCTGCGAAAATGGCGACGGCATCCTCCTCGGGTATCTCTGGAACCGGCGTGGCGTCAACGGTGAACTCGTCGTTAGGCCCGTTGACGTACACCTCGTCCAGTTGAGCCTTGGCGGAGTTGCACTTGACATCCGTGATCTGGCTCGCCAAGTCCTCGTCCATCCCCGCCTCGCGCAGCGCCGCCTTCGATCTCTCGTCACGCTCGCCGCGCCGCAACCGAAGCGCCCTCAGCCACCTCGCCTCGACGCCGGAACTCACGCGATGCTGCGAGGCCCTTGAGTAAATGTCTCGAACGGCACGCGCGAGCGTACCGTCAGGCGCAAGGGAACGCTGCGCTTCCGCGCCCTGTTCCTTAGCGACACTGTTTTTGACATCTCCAACGCCGGCAAGCATCTTTCCGACCTCCCGTTATCCCAAACTTACAACGGCCCGCCGACTATCACGAAATCCGCGTTACATCGCCACGCTGAAACGAGACTCCGGCAGGCGGTTCCCGAGAAGCAGGGTGCCGCCGCTCCCGCCGTCGATAAGACCCCCGCTGTACCGGTTCCCCCTCAGCAGGCTCCACACGCCGTACTGGAAGGCGTCCTGGATGTGCGTGTAGAAGCTGCTCTTGTCTGGCCCCGGCGCGTAACGCTCCTCTCCCAGCACGCCGCCGGCCATCTTCTTGTAGCAGTAGCCGCCGTTGAACCCGTTGCGCAGAACCTTGCACCGCTCCCCGACAACCACCGCAGGCTTGCCGTCGCGCACTCCGCGCAGAAGCTCTTTCACGCAGTTCGACCGCAGCACGAAGCTGTTCCCCGCAACGTCGCACGGCCAGCACTCGATCCCGCAGGCGTTCACCATCTCTATCGCGCTCACGGAGTCCACCTCGTTCGGGTTCGCACCTGCAGGATCGGCGAAACACACGAGCCTCGTGCCGCAACCCCATCCGTACCGCTCGACCAGAACCGGAATCAGAAGCTCCTCGCAGAACTGACGTATGCCCATGTCCTCGCTCACGACCTCCTCCAGACACCGCACCTGACCGTCACGCCCCATCTGCAGCAGCACCGCCGCCGGCGTGCGCCCGAAATCCAGGCCCGCCACCAGCAACCGCCCCTTCTCGAACATCACCTCCCCGGGCCTGTAGTGCCATCCGTCTTTCCACTCCGGGTATATCGGAAGCCCAGCCACGCTCAGACCGTACTCGTTCAAAACCTGCGTGCGGATGTCGTCCTCGTCCTTCGTCCGAACCATGTTCAGCCAGTACGCGAACCCCTCGTTGTGGTTCTCAACGTTCTCTGCCGGCAACACGCCGTCGCGCTGCCCGATGTTCGGCGTGTACTTCCACCCCTTCACCCCGTCGCCGCGCTCGATCCATTCCCTCAGCAGCGCCGGAGGCTGCGTGAAATACTCTTCGTTCTCGTCCCTTATGTCTTCGCTGCGCCGCTTCCACCAGTTGCTCTCGTGAGGGCTGTTCGTGTCCATCAGCAGGCCAAGCCTCGGGTATTTCTTCCCGCCGCACGCCCTCGGATAACGCCCCAGGCGCTCGTACACCGTGGAGTGTACCTTCCAGGGTATCTGCGTCGCCTCGTTCCCCCACGCGCCGCTGAGCTCAAGAGACTTCAGCTTCTTGATGTCCTCATCCGTCTCAAGCCCCATCATCACCAGATGAATCACAACCTCGGTCCCGTCCCCGCTCGGATGCGCACACCGGTACTCACCGGTCATCGGGCTGTCGTATTTCATCCGCGTCTCGGGAAACCACTCCAGCCACGTCTGCAGCGTCGTCAGCTCCAAGTCCACCGCGTGCCGACGGTAGAACAGCCACTTGCTCTCACGCTTCCCTTCCTCGTTCGCTTCCTGTCCGCAAGACCGCAGGAACACCTCCATACAGCACGCCACGCTCTTGCCGCTGCCAACCGGACCCCTTATCCCTTTGATCTTCTTCCCGCTCAAATGGAACAGCCTGCACGTCGCGCTCGGCGTGTATTCCCGCTTCTTGAACTCTCGCCGATCAATCGCCATGAATCACACCGCTCCATTTCTCATCGTCTCGACGAGCCGCGCCTTCTGAACATCCAGAATACGGGCCACCACAGTTTGCATAATCGCTACAAAGCGAAAACACGTCACAATGGAACATTCAGCGAATAGCCGACACACACAGGTAGACCCCCCTATATGCTGGCGGGCGTGCCCCACCCCGGCACCCGGTCTAGCCCCCCGTACCCAGTCTGCTTGCCGGTCGAGGTCGGCTGCGCGGTTTGGCCTGGAAAGGGGGGTGGAAAATGTCAGATAGAGGGCTAGCAACCCTCTGCCAATCGCGTAATTGCTGGGGATTGCGGGGTGTTGGCCGGATTTTGGCCGGATTTTGGCCACAATTACCGTCATTTGCCGCCTCCCACAATGAATATGGCGTCCTGATCGGCCATACGCACGTCATCCGGTGCGATCCTGCGCGGCGTGTCGGCCTGCTGTCCCAGGTTGATGACGATCTGGACGCCGCCGGGGCCGCCGTCGCCGTTGCCTGGGCCGTTGCCGGCGTCGGCGCATCCTCTCTGGCTGTACTGGAGGGCGACCGATGCGGCCTTGAGCTGCAACGTCTGATCGTCAGGTGTATCCATGATGCTCTCCACCACCTCACGCGCACGATGGACGAGGCCTCGCGCCTGACCCTCGGCTATGATCTGCATCGCCGCGCGGATGATAGGGTGACGTTGGCAGAGGCAGTTAATCAGCCCTCGCGATATGCCGCACTCGACCATCGGCGCGGACAGCTTGCCGGTCTGGTAGCATCGGGCGAGGTATTTGGCGACACGCACGCGCGAACCGGGATCGGCATTGACCCACGCGAGGAACCCGTCGGAATCGCGGATTGTGGTTTCTGGTGCGGATGGTGCGGATGGTGCGGAATCGCGGATTGTTGTTGGAGTGGTTGGTGCTGTGGCGGTTGATGCGGAGATCGTACACAATGCCGTTGAGCCTGGGGCGGCGAGTCCGGCGAGACCTGCGGCGGCGGGTGGCGAGGGAGGCGGAGGAATTAGCGGTGCGGCGGCGTCTATGAGGTCTGCGGCGTCGCGGAGGTCGTCCGGCGAGATTGGCGGGGGCGGTGTAGGTGCGGCGGCGAGGTGTGCGGCGATCTCGGCGGATATGGCGGCGTCGCGCACGGCTGGGGGGCGGCGGGCGTGGAACTTGCGCGGTGGTCTGGTGGGTCTCTTGTCCATACGGCCATGATAGGCGATGGGAGGCGTGGCGGACAAAACGGCGTTACGGGCGCGGAGGTGAAAACCCCTACGGGGGAGACTGCGGGGATACCCTTGTCATAATTTATTGATTAAATTTTTTTGACTGTCAAGTTTGCGTTACGCTCGATTTTGAAAATGTTGAAAAAGGCCAATAAAAACGGGGGAAACGAGTTTTACCGGGTGATGGTGGAAATGGGTGGAGGTGTGGAAATGTGGTGTATGTGGTGCGCGTTAATATGCTGATATTGTACACAAAATAAATGTAGTTGACCGTTGCCATCTAAAGGGGATGTGTGGTAATCTATGGCCAATCAAGCGGGCAATGGGGCTCGCGAGATCAAAAAGGAGAAAAGACCATGAAAGCTACAAAACAGACCATTCTAAACGCCCTGCGCTCTTGGGTTAATCAGCGTCCCGGCCTGGATTATTGCAACTACGGCGATCGCCGTAGTTACCGCGCCGAACTGCGCGGCATCACACGCGACAAGAAAGACGCATTGGCCCTCCTGTCCGCCTGCGAGCTGTCCGACGGAGTGACCGCCGACACCCTGCGCGAGGGGTTACGCGCGTATTGCGGCCGCCTGACATGGGAGGAGGACGGCAAGGGCGGCGGGAAGCTGG